GTCTGATAGGCTTTCAAAGCCGGTTGGAAATTGCAATTTTAGCTTATAATTTGGCTTATTGTCTAGAACGATTTAACTAGCACCACGCGTATAATAATTCTACCGTGATTAATAATGATTACCGATGTCATTACTTTTTGTAATTCACTTAAGACGTGACTGGAAATTAAGAAGGCTGTACCACGTGCAGCGTATTCATGTATCAGTTTTCGAATTAAGATTGTAGCTTCAATATCCAAACCAAATTAAGATACTATAATCATAGGTCATCATAGACAGTAAGCACGCATTTTTTATTTGTTGAATCATCATAAATCAAAAATAGTAATAAGCTTTTTTCCGTAAATTTTCCGCAAATTACGTAAAAACAGAAATGGGAAGAACCAACTCGGTTCCTCCCTTTTTCTGTATTCGCAATGAATAGTCGTGCAGTAATATAAATATATTATACCACAAGAAAAAAAGCCCCACGAAATTAACCGTGGAGCAAACATCAATATAAATCAAAAGGTTCAAAATTTGATGTTATCTCAGAAGAGATGTTAAAAATTATATCATGAGTAAAATAAAAAAGCCACCCTGGGATTTCTCCCAAGGTGGCTTTCTTGATAGATTTAGAGGAGTATTTCACCCCTCTTCTTTTATATTTCAATAGGCAATTTGATTATAACACTTTTCTAGGATCTTTTTTACCAGTAGCATGTTCCATACCCTCAGTGGTAACAACCCATTGCTTTCCAAACTTACGCACTGTTCCTTCTGGAAACTTTTGAGGTGACTGACTAATGGTCTTTCTAACATAGCTCTCTGATACGCCCCAGATTCTTGCTGCTTCTTTTGCTTCCATAATATCTGGACTATTTAAGTTAATCACTAGAATGCACTTCCTATCATTTTAATTAGTAATCCTAATAGAATAGCAACTACACTCCAAGCTAAATAACGATGCATTTTTTGTTTGTGTGTCATGGTATAATTAGATATGTCAAAGAGAGGAGCCTCTCGGATTCCCTCTTTAAAGCTTACTTGTGTTTGACAAGTGTTAGAACTATTCGCCCTAGTTGTTTGATAAGTTCGTAGGCTGGATAGCTCCAAGCTCCGATCATCGCATACTTAGCGATCTTTTCGGAAGTCTCATCACGAGTGGGCTTTTTCTTTTTGCCTTTTTTCTTTGACATATCTTTACCTCCTTTCACTTATTATAATATCACGATATCGGGATAAATGCAATAAAAAAATAAAATTAACTAAAATATATTTATTTTGAACATAAAAAAAGCTCTTGTGACAGCAGATCAGCAAGAGCCAAGCACCGACTAGACGGCTAGACACATGCCCAAAGTAACCAGCTTTGGGGCTTTAAACGAAAGTGTATCCTTTCATGTCCACCACTATTATATATTAAAAATGAACATTGTTCCAATATTTTGTTCTCATTTTAAAATTTGCTAAAATATATATGGCTGTGTGGAACCCCACCAATTCCAAATTATCACAGTCTAGAAAGTGTTACTTTCATGTCCATAACAGCTTTTATGGCTACTACTTTTTCAAGTATTTTAGCCACTGTAATTGCTTCATGGATTATTAAAAAGTTCATGAAGTAAAACCAGGAGAGCAAGCGGATAATACCACTACTCTTTTTATTATACCATAACACAAAAAAGAGCCGCTCCAGGAAAAATCTCCCAGAGCGGCTCTTGCGGCATTTGGAGTGTTCTTCACACTCCTTTTTATATTTCAATCATTATTACTATAGCACGATGTAGGCACGATTGCCTGTGACGTAGACGGTCTTGCCATTGTGCTTTTCTTTGATACGTAGGAATCTGCCGACACGCCCTTGAATCTCAACTTTTGAGTTAAGTTCCAAGCCGTAGACTTTCCCAGCGTCTGCCTTTGGTGCATCTAAGGCGTGAGTATGTGGCATCACGATCTTGGCAACGCCATGTTTGGCATCGTTGTATGCGATCGGGTTAGTCTTGACATAGACGGCACGACCATCGAAGTATTGGTTCTTGCCAACCTTGACAGCGCCGTTTTCAAAGCCTAGCACCTGCCAGACAGAACCACAAGGTTTTAGCTTGTCACTTTCACGCTTGTCTAGCTTTGAGCTGGTATAAACATATGCACCTTTTGAGTTGCTTACTACGGCAACAGCGCCAATATTCCACTTGACTACGGGATGCTGAGAGGGCGATTCTACGGTCTTGTTTACCTTTTTTGGTGATTGATTACCCGAACTGATCTTTAAATCGACTAGGGTAATATTGCCATCAACGCCAAGACCACGGTAGTTATCAGTAAACTGCCAGATTGCTACGCCGTCCATAGATGGGAAATAGTTAAAATCAGCTGAATCTTGACGACCCATGACCTTATATGAGGCTACCCAGAGACAAGTTCCGAATGATTTAACAATTCGGCTGGTGCTCAAATGATTTCGTAAATTGAAAGCACCTGAATAGACAAGTGGCTTGTATCCTGCTTCTTTGATTACCTGCATTGCGGCAAGAACAGCATCGGTGTTGGCACTAGCACCGCCATTGACTGAATTGCCAGAACCTTCTTCCCAGTCGTCAGCGATGTAGCTACCAGCTGGGACTCCGTAAGCCTTAGCCTTTTCAACGGCATACTTAGCTTCTGCCCGTGCTCGTGTGACCGAGCCGGAATGGTTGGCATAGAAATAGCCCATGGTTAGCAAGCCATGAGCCTTTGCAGATTTAATTTGCGCTTTTGCTTTCGGGTTGATGTATCCAGTACCTTGCGTAAGCTTTACGATAGCAAATTTCGCACCCGTGTAGCTAACGTTTTCTTTCTGGAAGCTGGCTACGTCCACACCATAGCTTTTCTTTGATACGATTGAGCTTGACATCTTTTTCACCGCCTTTCGTTTGGTTTTCAAACGATTTGTCAAACGATTCAAAAACGTACTCGTTATACGTCTTAGTTCTTGTCATCATTGTCGTCACCTGATACAAAGCCAATTGGTTGGGCGTTGGTATCTTGTGTATCCTCTTGTTTGGCTTGGTCCGCTGTCATTTGGTCATAAGCATGTTGGACAGCACCCTTGGCGACTGTTTCGGTCACTGGCTTGTTTTCTTGCTTGGCTTGATCAAGTAAGGCTTGTACAGCCTTGACCTTCTTTTCGGCACCAGAAATATCCAGCGTTGCGGCTTCGCTTACGACAAACTTAGCAATCTCATCAATGGTCATTACTTGCTTTGGAAGTGGTTTAGCCGACTTTTTGGCAAAGTATTCGATACTAGTAGAGATACCGATACAGATAGCCACGATAGCCAAAACAACTATTTGTGTGTAAGCAGTTAATTCAGTGAGATTCATTATTGGGTCACCTTCTTAGTAGTAAGTACGCCGCTAGTGATGTCGCCCGTCTTAGCAGGGGTGTAGCCTACTGGCTTATCCTCTACCGCTGGCTTGGTTGCGTCTGGGTCCTTGACCATGGTTTCGTCTTGGATACCTGACAAATAGCGCACCCACTTGGTAACTGCACCTTTGATGTCTTGTGGCACATCGTCCAAGGTTAAAACACCATCTTGCACAAGAGTGGTGTAGTCTAAAATTCTAGTGTTTGGTTTCATTTTCGGATAACTCCTTTCGCAATTTTTCGTTTTCCCTGCGTAATTCCTTATTTTCTTTAACTACAGCCTCATAGTCGTCTACTAAAAAGCTATGGCTGTCTTGTCTCGTATTTCTCTTATCACTTAGATATGAAGTAAACAACCCCAACAGGAATGGAGCTAGTACACTAAGTACGTCTTTAAGACCTTGCAAGTGTATCAGCTCCTTTCTCAGTCCTGTGGGTCATACTCATAAGCAATCTGCATAAGGTTAATGATTGCGTAGATCTCAAAAACAATAGCAGGGTGGAATCTGAAATAGCCGGCTCCAACGATGTGAAAGCTTTCCGCAACCAGCAGAACTGTCAAGAATGCTACTGACACGCCTAGACCAACTTTGATGATTAACTGTACCCGAATATCAAAAACACCGCACAAAATCAAAATTAGTCCTGCCATCAAGCCGATACTATCGACCCAGACGTTATTCCACGCAGGTGCTAGACTTGGTGGGTAAAAAAAGTAGGTTCGATCTATCAGAAAGCAGACCGCCAATGCCGAGATTAACAGCCCTGTTTTGATGAAATTCCAGCGACTAAGCTTGTGGTGCAGGTTGAGCTTGCGGTGCAACATAGTCTTCACCTGTGACTTTCTTGTAACCTGCTGCGTCCAATAAGCCTTGTTGAACTAAGCCTTGAAAGTAAGGCTTTTGGAAAAGCCCCATTTGATAGTCAAGTACCCACATTTGTAAAAATAAAGCGTTTAAATCAGTCATAATTAGTTACCTCCGTTTTCTTGCTTGTTAGTGTTTTCTGCTGGCTTAGTGTCACTGGTTGGTGTAGCAGTCTTAGCTTGATCTGCTTGCATGCCAACCAGAATTTGTTGCATTGAAGCCATAACCTTGTTGGCTTGTTCTTGCCCTTCTGCGACCTTTTGCAAGCCTTGGGTCAATGCTAAGGATTGTTGTGTTTGGACTTGTTGGCTTTGTTGCATGGCCTTCATTGCTTGGTCAAACTTATCGTTGGCTTGGTCAAGTGCGGCGTTCTTCTTATCAAGTTCTGCGCTCTTCTTATCCAATTCTTCAATCTTTTGTGTAGCTTCTTGCAAGATTGCGGCTTGACCGTCCTTGGAGTTTTCTACCCAGCCATTAACCTTCAAGTCCCAGACAGGATCTTTTAAGCTGTCGTCTGGCTTTTCAATGTGCCAGTGCCATGGAAGTTCTGGCAACTCATAAGGCAACGTAATTACTACGTGATGCATTTCTGCGTTGACAGAGTCAGGATCACTAAAGTAATAGGTAAACCCCTTGTTTTCTTGTGTAGCGTTTTCTTCTGCGCCCGCTACTGGTGCAACTTGTGTGTTTTCATCAGCCATTTTATTGGCTCCTTTCTATTAAAAAAGCCCACGGGAACTCCCCGTGAGCAAGGCTAATTTTTTGCATAAAAAAAGCACTCAATGAGTACTAATACTATAACTGTTCCCTTGATAAATACTTAGTCATGATATCCGATGCTTTGATAAGCGGTGTGTATATCCCATCACCAGTATTAGGATTATTTATCCAATGATCAACGTCAACAATATAATATGGAATATTATGTTGATCTACCACAACGCCTGTGATTTCACCCGTAGAAGCTAAGCCGCCTATTTCATCCGGTTTATTCCATTGAATCGAATTACTATTGATAGAATAGCTATAATAAGCATTAATGACTCCCTCTCTAGACCATCCTATTTTATATTTACTGCAAGTTATCGCTCTGCCAATTAATTCTGTATTTACATAACCGACAATAATTTTTGTTGTAGGGTAGTAGTCTTCTTTATTAAACTTCATGTGATCTAGCATACAGCCACCGCCTTTCTGGTGGCGGCTCTAAGTACTTGGTATAGGTGGATTAACGGGCTAATTACCCCCCCCTAAGATTTCCGTACAGTCCGATTTTCGAACCCATACAGGACCATAGACGGTGCTACTATCTCTCTCACTGATAATTGGCAAATCCCTATTTCTGCCAACTAGATAGCCGTTTTTCGAAGAAGCGCATACGTCCAGTTCCAGATCTGCGTTCATTGAACAGTAAGTAGTATTTGGAAAATCCGTAAAAATGGTACTTATTTGAGCTCCTTGGGGAATTTTGACCTTTTTAGGGAACATAAGATAATCATTTTTATTGAAGATCATCTTTTCAATCATAGAGCCACCACCTTTCTAGCAGTAGCCCTAAACGCTTGACGCAAGTTGGTTAGAGGGCTAATTACCCCCCCCTAATTTTTCCGAGCCATCAAGTTTTAACCATTTAGAATTATCTTGATCAGTCAAAATATATGTGCCGCTTGGCGCATTACCAGCTGACCCATTAAATTTATAAGCTGCTACAATTAAGGCATTTTCTACCTTGGTTTTAGCCGGCACATTGCTATAATCCGCAGCAGTAAAGTTAAATCCCGCTTTAACCGTGTGGTAAGTATCAAGCGACGCAGTGATTCTTTTACCGATCAGTGGGCGGTTCGTGGAGTCCCACCATTTTAATTTGTTAAAAATCATGTGATCTAGCATTTAAGCCACCTCCCTACGTGGGTAGAAAAGTGACCTAAGCCGTTGATACAAGCGTATAAGTGAGGTATTCCCCCCCCAGTTTTCAGATATTACGGCATCAGATTTAATTGCAATGGGACCTGCATCAGTTCGGATGATATAAATTTTTCCATAATTTGAAATTGAAACTCCTATGACGCCGTAGGTGCCGTGACCTATATTTCCAATTGGCAAGGCAGTAGCAGTGTCATTAATTTTAACGTTTTTTGGAAATGCTTGCCAAGTTTTACCATCTATCTCTATGCTTTCAGCATCGTCTTTAATGTTGAACCACTTCAACCTATTAAACAGCATATGATCTAGCATGTTTTCGCTCCTTTCCTAATTGAAGAGAAAGCACGTTCAACCATTGATGCAACAGTATGTAGAAGGTTTTTACCCCCCCATTTTGTACTTTTAACATCTGATTCACGAATAAGACCGAATGACACAAAATTAACTTCATATCTATGATCGTCAAAAATGTATTCTTCATCAAAGCTCAAGTTTAATGTAGCGTTATTTTCTGTGCTTTGACCCGTTCCATTAAAAACACCAGTAACTGCGTAACAGTCCGTAATTTTACCAATGACATTCGCAGTAGTGTCAGAATTTAGCATAATTATGGCATCGGGTGCAGAAGCAGAACCATCACCAGAAAAAGTCGCAATTTTTGCCCCTTGTGGTAAGACTACTTGTTTAGGAATAGCTTCCCAATTCTTGCCGTTTGCGGTCACGCTATCAGTATTGTCACTGATGTTGAACCATTTCAGTCTGTCAAAGATCATGTGGTCTAGCATGCTTTCACCTTCTTTCTATCTATTTTTTCGATCAATGCAAAGTAGTTTGGATGATCATTTTCCCATTGTTGAGCTTGCGCTTCTTGACTAGCTGGGAATCTTCTAGCAATTGCGGCATTATCCTTCAACCAGTTAACAGTGCCGATCAAATCAGCATTTGACTTTTTCAAGTCGTTGATCTGGTTTTGCAAGTTGGTTGTATCCTGAACGGTTGCAAGTTTTTTCCATTTAGGATAGTTATTGCCTTCCCAGTACCTCAAAGCAATTGAGTCGCCACCTGAATTACCTACTGGAATCCAAATTTGAGTTTTAGCGTTTCCATCATAATTAATGTTGATTAGCGTGCCACGCTTATCTGGGTAGAAATCCGGCACATTAAGATTGCCAGAGTTACTTAATTTGTAAGTACTGATTGAAGAAGCGTCACCAACTAAATCATTTGCATTGGCAACACCGGGAATTTCAGTTTTAGCGTTGAGCTTATTGATATTCCCGTTCAGTGTGTTAAATTGACCTTTTGCCCAGTTAACGATGTCTTGACCTGCATTCTGGTCCATCAAGATCTGATTGCCGCCGTGCAGGTTTTCTTCCGTCATCTTAGTTGTAGCGTTTGCGTTAGCATCAAAGCCGCGGGCAACGGTTGAGGTAACGTTTACGTTGCCGCTTCCGTCAGGGGTTAAGCCATTAACCTTTTTGACTGCTGAGTTAGAAACACTAGTTAAGTCCGTCTTAGTGGCGTAATTGCCGATGTTTAGTCCGTCAACCTTGGAGTCAATTAATTTGATGATGTCATTATTAGATAATGTCGGAAGCTGAAACCAATATCCCCAATGATTATTACTAAAATAGCGGATTGCATATTTTTGTTGGCTGGACACTATAAGCTGGTATCCAGCATTAGCATCCTTGACTACTTTGATTAATGCGTTTTTCCAGACTATTGGGATATTAAAAGGAGTAGTTCCATCTTGCATTTTAGGGTAATTGACAAAGCTAGCAGCACTTTGGGAAGTCCGATATGTCCCGCTTGGCAGGTCATTGAGGTCTTTTAAATCTGCCGGAAAATCCTTAATGCGGTCACTATCAACGATCAAGTCAAGAATACCGTCATCATCGGGTTCAACAACCGCCCCGTCGTTGATCTTTGCACCTTTGACCTTGCCAGCTTGCTCAATTTTCGGGTCATACTCCGCTTTGAGCTTCAAAATAGCCGCGTTGACATCGCTCATGTGAGCTACGCCAATCTCGTTAACCGTCAAGTCAACTTTTGCGGCATTGCTGATAGCCATTGCTAAATCAATGTCAATTGAAGCCGTTGACCGGTGATCTGGCGAACCTGCCGCTAGTGTTTGTTCTCCGTTTGACGGTGATACACCAAGCAAGATTTCTTTGTTATCGTTGTTGTTTTTAGCGTACCAACCGACTGAGCTAAACGTTAAGTCATCCGTTAAGTCCTTGTTGCCAAATGAAGCCGAAACGGTGATTGTGTTGTCTTGTGGAGGTGTAACAATTACGTTGACCTCCATTTTTTGATTTTCAAGGGTGGCAAGCTTTCGAATGTCTTCATCAGCCATAGAGCTGACATCTTGACCAGCTAGCACCGCCCGTGTATATGCAATTTCGCCATTACCAGCGCCGACATTAATGAGTAATTTACGCCCTGCATCGGTGATAATGGTGTCTTTGAATTTGTCCATTTTGACCTTCTTTCATTAGATTGCCTTTAAGGCTTGATATTCATGTGTTAAAAGCTTGGTACCGATGTACGACATGCGCTTTGCTTGTGCTTTCCAACCTTCCCACCAAGTAGCCACTTCTTCATGTGTAGTGTTTTGCAACTCGTTAATGTCTGTCCCAAAATACCAATGGTTATACGTGGTAGCTTTGTAGCCTTCCCACCAGATAGACGCAAATGTTTTGATGTCATGGTCCCTATCTTGCGTGGTGGCACCTAGATAGCCGTGAACGTGTGTAGTAGCTTTAAAGATTATCAAGTCAAGCCAGTAACCCATCGCCAGCATTTTTTGCAAGTTGTTAAGCATAAACTTTTCCATTTGCGGGTTTTGAACCGCATCAAACGGTATCTGCATCCCTACGTGACGAATACCTGTCTTCCAGATTTTGAAACCGTGGTCATATTCAAGCGCACTAGACGTTATTTTCACGATTGAGGGTACAGTACCCTGTGCCCGTGAAAGAAGCTCCATAACGTGAATAATGAAGCGATAATTGTCGTCGTCTTGACTTGGTCTATATGTCTGGATGTCGGCACCAAAAAGGTCGAGCGTTGTTCCTTGGGCGTCTTTTAAAGCACGCCAGCGCTCGACCTTATTTGCATTTGTACTAATCCCTTCTAGTGGCTCGTTAAAGGCATCAATTAGCTTATAAAGATTGCCACCAGGTCGCTTATACCAGTAGTCTGAAATCTCAGCTAAAAGCTGTTCAGAAGTCTCATATGCCATTTACGACCACCTCAATATTTCTAGTGTCACAAGAGACGGCTTCAAACGGCTGTGTATGTATATCTTTATCTGCTAAATGTTCGGGGTCAGTTCCGATCTCAACGAGTGCCTCACCAACGCCCTCAATTGAATAGATAGACGGATAAATTTTGGTTAGGTAAACGGTACCGTCCATCAGTAAACTGTTGATGTAATCAGCTATTTCTTGCTTTACATAGTCAGCACCGTCGTCGGCGTTCCATTCGTCAGTTGTCCGAATTTTGACCCTTGCATAAATTGGTTTGTCGGTTGCGTAATCAAAATTGATCTTTTTAACCTCACCTGTTGCATCTTTTGCTTGAACTTCTTTGCTACCAGTAAGACTGATACCAGCCGCTACTTTATCTGCTAAGCAACTCGCTATATCGTCTTCTTTTCCGCCCAAACAAAAAACGTGAACCGAATACGGTGGATTTCCGTATTGGTCCGCGTCTGCGAACGGATTTTCAATAATGTTTACTTGTCTTACTCCTGGTAAATTCATTAATGCTGATTTGATACCAGCTGTTGACGGTCCAGGCTTTGCCACGTTTTCCATGATTAGCCGCGCTCTATATGTGGAGTCGTCTTCATCATCTTGTCCGCCAGCTGCCTTCTGCGGATTCGTCACACTAATAATGTCTTCGTCCGGATTAGAAACAATAGTGATTGTGTTAGGCAAAACGTTGTTAAAGTCACCAGTTTCAACGGATTGGACAACTCCTACTCCAATGTACTGACCATTTGAATCTTTTGCGGTAGTTACGTCCTTGATAAGGTCAAACACAACACCGTCATCGGTTTCAAACTGTTCACCTGCTTGTATCAAATATTCGTCATCAGTCACGATTTGAATGTTTGCAAAGCTTGGTGTAGCAACTTTCCTTGGAAGATCTAGGTTAGCACCAATCCGATCAAGTGAGCTTTCAGTAGCCGTGCTGATATAAGCAGAATAGTAAGTTTTTTGCAGTTCTTGAATTAGCAAGGTTTCGCGCCACGCTATCAGTCGGGCAATAATTCCAAAATTGGAATTACTTGTCAGGACGATATCGGTGCCAAAACGTTGCATCAAGTCATCTTCTACACTGTCCAGTATTTCTTCATATGTGGGAGCTAAGAACCCCCGCTTGTGTAGTCCGAAACTAGCTATCGCCAAGTTCAAAACCTCCCTCTACGTTTTTCGGTTGACCATCGCCAACTTGAACAGTTGCGCTAAAAGCCACATATAAGCCTCTTCTAGGCATTTTCTTAAAAGTGATACTATTAACCGTTTTGACCTCTGGAACCTTTTCTGTGATGGTCGTAGACATGTCAGCGGATGCAAGCTGAGCGTTAAAATTCTTACCAATGAAATTGCTGTAATCTGCGCCTTGATCTGGGTCAAGATTAGGCATTTCACCGTAGCGAATTAACAGTGTAGCCCTTATTCTTTGGGCTATTTCGTCAATTCCTTCAACGATTGCTAAGTCGTGAGTAGTAGGGTCAATAACTAAATCACCGTACTCATTAACTAATAAATCCTTAGCCATTTTTCGCATCACCTCCGAGAACTCCAACAATAATCGCATCATTAGCATCATGAACCCTTGAACTATTCGGAGTGTAAGTGTTGACAGCTCTACCACCTTCCCAGTTGTCATTATCACGGTCTAATACCACCGCAACTACTGGGACGCCCTTTCTCATAAGCTTCTTTTTAGGCAGCTTATCAACCAAATGCGAACCCGTTTCAGAATCAATTCTTTTAAATTCTGGTTTAAGTCGCTCAATCATTTCATCCAACATGTAACAATTTTCAGTAACCGGAATATCCAGATATTGTGCTGATGTTTCGCCGTCGCTTGAATTAGCAAGCGGTAAAATATCCGCCGTATGATCTTTCTTGTTATAGTCAATAACTTTTGCAATTAATGCATTTTCCATTCCAGAAATAATGCCCCATTGAAATTTGCGCATTGCGTTGATAGCCGCCTTACGTTCTTCATTTTGTGATTGTGCCATAACACTCACCTCCTTAAATCTTTCCAAGTGAACATTGCGTTTGTGCTTTATCCATGTCAAATGTATGTTGACCGGCTTTCACATAAAAATAGCCTTTCAAATACTTACTTTCCATGTGAATCCCCACGTTGGTGGTTATGTCTGGAACCAATGGAACCATGATTTCCCACGTTCCTTTACCGGAGCTGTCATCGCTACTTTCGTTGTAACTTGGTGGCTGTAACAGGTCTTGGCCATCAATCTCATACCACGTTCTCTTTGTGCTTTTTGGATTAATGATTTCAAGCTTTCCTTGAATGTAGGTCATGATTGAACCTGTTTTTTTGACCACCTGTTTAAGCAGTGTTAATGGTTTGCCCTTTGCGGTAAATGACTTTTTCAAAGTTGGATTCTTTGCTAAGTCAATCTTAGAAATTACGATTCCTGATTGACTTGCAATTCCTTTGATCAAAGTCTTATAGTCCGTGCCTTTGCGAAACGTCTTATTAACTTTGACTACTTTTGTAGCACGGGTTTTAATCCGTTTCTTACGCCACTTACCTTTAATGGTTTCTTTATATGGCGTTCGATGGCGAACCGTGTACTTCTGTCCTTTTTTAGGACCTCGTTTGTACTCTTTGGTCTCTGTGTAATGGTGGTATCTAGTAACCGTCTTATCAGGTTGCTTGACCCACTTCGTTACATATTTGTTGACCTTCTTTTCTTTTGTTACTTTCAATTTGCGAGCGGCTACATTGCTGTAATTCGTGCCCTCAGTGAAAGTAATTGTAAAGGTATCAGTTGTACCATCGTGGTTAGGAATGCCGATTTTTTCGATAAATCCCTCAGCAAGAATCTTCTTATCTGGTCCCCAGTTAAACGCAACATAGCAATAGAATTTCTTATGATAAAAATTTGCATGCTCCTTGGTCATGTTGTACAAAGTGACCGTATTTTGCTGTGGCGTAGACGAATCAGCAAAGTTAACTTCAAACGTAAACGGATAATTATGCTTATAATGCTCGTTGTTGTAAACGGTTTGGGTTTTGCCTTTATCGTTAGTGCAGACAAACCACATGTGTGGGTTGCTAGTAACTATCAATATGAGACCTCCTGATCCGTTAAATCGTCGCTATCTTCGTCAGGGTCATACCCCAGTGGTTTGATAGTCGGGTCTTCGTCTTCTGAACCAAGTGGATCAATCACATCAATGTAAATTTGAACATCATAGCCAAACTCAGCCTTGCCGGCATCTTTTGCGTTACCAGTTTCGTCCATCACTCTCATATCAATTCGAGGTAAACGAGTATCAGGAATATCAATAGCGACTAGCTGATTAAGTATAAGCGGCTCCTGTTCTAGCAAGGTTTCGCCATTCTGATAAATAGTGATGGTATACCAGTCAGCAACGGGGTTATAGTCAATTCTTAGCGTGTAAACCTCGCCAGCCAATTCGATGTCGAAAATGTCCGGCAAATCATCAATGTTCACTGGAATATATTGACGCATTTCACCCCTCCTTACTTAACTCGCATCTTGCTTTTAGCCTTATGCTTCTTATCGTTGACATAAATCAAGTTGCCGGCATAAATCCGGTTAGGATTCTTGATCTTGTTGACCTTTTGAAGCCAAGAAACCGACTTACCATAGCGTTTGGACAATCCCCACAGGGTATCGCCCGGCTTGATGGTTATTGCGGTGTAGTTCTTGTTTCTGTTGCCTGCCAACGTCTTAGAAGACTTCGACCGCTTAGCATTCTTCTTTTTGCCGCTTGTCGTGATCTCAGCAGCTCGAACAAATGTAAAAGTTATTGAAACCTGCATCGTGTTTTTGAAACCGGTAAATTGCCGGTCAAGTTGTGATATCAGCAAGTGCTTGTAATAAATGTCACCACGGAACGTTAATTCTTCATGGTGACTGTGCCACGTTCTTAACTGCACCCATTTATCATGGGCTGTGCGACCGCCGTTAATGTCGTCAGAAATAAGACCGTCAATAGTGACCGTCTTAGAATTGAATCTTGCGTAATCTTTACGAGGTGCCCCCTGATCAACGGCATAAGAAGTAATGTTTGATGAATTGCTTTCTGATTCCGTATTTGTGGGGCTAAAAAAGACAATATCGCTTTCTGTCCCGTTGAGTGTAGGAAAAATAGCCATATTGCCTTCATTCGTAAATTCTTTTTTATGTTGTTCAATTTTGCTGACCATCGCGGCTTGATCCGTGGTCTTGCTTTTATTAACACGCTTTTTGCTGGTCTTAGCTGGTTTAAGCTGATTTCTATACTTTTTGTATCGGTTCATGTCTGCATGATATTTTTTCATGTATTCTTCAAACTTCTTAGTATATTTAGCTTTCAGCTTTGGATCTTTCGTGTTAAAGACTTTTGCTGAAAAGTTCATTGCCGTCGCATTGGCTTTCATTGCCGCACGGTGAGCTTTATCAGCCTTATCTTTGATTTCTTTTATTTTTCTTTCTGCTTTAATTTGCGCCTTAGTCTTTTTGCGCCCCTTACGGGGCTTAGACTTGTTTTTTGGCTTTTCTTTTTTAGCCAAATAAAAACAACTCCTTACTAATAAAGCGATGGATCCGTACCTAATTCATCGCTTATGTTTACTAGAACCTTATTAATTTCACGGCGTACCAGTTCCGCAATCCGCTTAGCATCCTCCCTTGTCCCGTAGATAGGACCGTTGAGGTTGATGTTAATGACCGGCGCTGAGCTGTGTGACCGTGTAGGTCTGTTAATCTTTGGAAACTTAAACATTTGCGCTAAGTCAGAAACTTTACGCTTTGTTTGTTCGTGACTATCAACTTTAACAGGACCGTCAGCAGTGATTAGCTCTGGACCACGTTCACCTGCAATAAATGGAGTGTGTGCTTTTGGACGTCCACCCTTTGCGTAACCGCGACCATTGCCTAATGCTGACAAGCTAGAACCATAGCGGTGCTTAGCATAATTCAAGCCAGCGTAAATGTTGGCAGGTCCGTTAAAGATACCGCCAGAGCCTTTACGCTTAAAGGCTTCGAATGTTGCTCGCTTAGTTTGCATAAGTCCTAATGCTGGACCAGAACCGTTACCGTCTGGGTCACTCCCTGGTTGTCTTGCGTTAGGATTACCACCTGACTCAGTTTGGATCTGACGCAATACTCTTGCGACCATTGAATCAGAAGTAGACAAGTGCAACATACCAAGAACTCGTTTAACTGTACCAGCCCAACGCTTGACGCCTTCACCACCGATGTTGCCACCGAGTGAACCTTCATCGCCTAACTTGTCCTTAATCCACTTTAAAGCGGCTGGACCAAGTTCGCGTTTTGCTAGTGCAGTTAAGTTAGTAGCTGGCTTTGCAGTCTTCTTAGCAGTTGATGCATTGTGTAACCCTTTGACACGGTAGAAACCATAGCCCATACCCATGTCATCAGCAATTCGTGTGACACGCGCTTTTGGCGGTGTTTCATTGAACATTGTCCCGGTTCTTGGATTCTTGACGATACCCACGTGACCGGCTGCGCCTGTCCCATGACCGAAAATAACCAAGTCACCCGGAATAGTTCGATTAATGCTTTTACCAAGATATTGGAGGGCGGAACTATGTTGCATATCAACAGTTGAACGCCCAGCATTAATTCCGAAATGCTTTAAAGCTTGTGCGACCATACCAGAACAGTCACTAGCCGCCTTACTCATAGCACCCATGACATATGGGACGCCAGAGAATGTAGACTCAGCAAATCTCAGGAATGCTTCACGAGTGCCACCTTTACCATCACCACCGCCGATTGCGTTGTTGATGACCGTCCACATCGCGTTAGACCAAGAATTACCGAAGTGCTGAGATGAATTTTGCGCTAATCCGATAGAACCACGCTTTAAATTCGATCCGCTTGGTTTGAGCTTGTCTAAGAACATTTCTTTGAAGCTTTGTGCTGGGTTGTCTCCCGCCTTCTCAGCAAGCTTTCTCAATGCGCTATGGCTTAGCCCTGATCCCTTGGCAAAATGCTTTACACCGGCTGATTTAGCCACCTGTTGGGTCTGCGCCCCGTTGAGGACACCCCAGCCCTTTGGTAGCATCATGGTGACATTGTTGCCACGTGGTAAGAACAATTCATTCTTGTCACTAACTAAGGCTTCTTGTCTTGGTCCTGTTTGTGCATCGTTGACCATAGCAAGGGTATTTTCGGTTAGACGCCCGTTTGCGTCAGTACCAGTAGCAAACTTAACTGGCTTGATAACTGAGGTATTACCGCCGAACTGTCCAAGGACCTTGTCAATTCCAGTAATACCCTTGTTAATCTCACCAATTGAGTCGCTCATTGCATCCCTGGCAAAGCCTTTAGTTTTGCCTAATGCTTTACCAAAGCCTTTTGCAGTGGATTCACTAAGACTGATAACACCGTCATGGGTCTTGTCCATCTGCTTGACAATGCCTTTGTGCATGTCTGAGTAGTCAGAGATAGCCCGTTTTCGGGTCTTAGAGCTGTCTTTACCCGTTTGACGTGTAATCTTATTCCAAGTGCTTGAGCTCTTCTTAGAAAGGCTATTAAGTGACTTGGATGACTTGTCCGCAATTTGTTTGTAGTCGTTAGTTACCTTCTTTGAGGTTTTACCAAGCTTATCAGTTCCGCTTGCGTAGCCTTTGAGGGTTAGCCCATTACCTAAACCGCCGTTTAATACCTTTGCGGTATCGCGTGCATTCAGGATATGCTCGCCAGCATAAACCTTTGTAAATTGCGGACCATTAGCACCAAGCAAGCGAACGTTGTTAGCATAAGGTTTGTATGCTAATTCGGGACCAGCTTCACCGACAAGGGCACCGTGTGAGGCGTGCATAAGCCCACCGTTGGCGTGTGCCTTGCCTGTTAGTTTACCTTTAACCCAGTTGACTCCCTTGCCAACTGCACCAAGTGCCGCCTTGACAGGCTTTGGTGTGTGATCACTGACCCATTTACTTAGACCTTCAAAAGGCTTTTTAAATAGGTCAACGGCATTTTTACCAAGATTGCCAAACCAAGTTTTAATGCCTTTCCAACCAGATTGAACGTCCTTGTTAATTCCACCAGCCCAGCTTTGCATGCCATTCCATTTAGACTTGAAGAACTTACTTGATCTGTGACTTAGATTTCCTGACCATGAGGTGAAACCATGCCAACCGCTTTGTACGTTCTTATTGACTCCGCCAGCCCATGACTTCATGCCATTCCATTTAGACTTGAACCATTTGCTTGATTTATGACTTAAATTTCCTGACCATGAAGTAAAGCCTTTCCAGCCTTTTTGAACGTCTTTGTTAGTTTTACCACCCCAGCGCTCCATGCCGTTCCACTTGGACTTAAACCACTTATTAGACTTTGCACTAAGCTGTTTAGTCCAAGATGGGAAGTCTTTCATGCCTTTTTGAGCATCTTTAACAACTCCATCAGCCCATTTTTTAGCATTAACTTTTGGAAGAATTCCAGATGCTTTAAGCTGCAATTGACTATTTTGGGGCTTTTTACCATGAACTTGTGGTTTAAATCCAGCTAGCCATTTATTGAATCCATTTTTCTGAGGATCAAAGCCTCCCCAGTCCCAATTTTGTTTTCCAGCCCATTTACCAATATCGCGGAATAAACTTCTAGTTCTATCCATTCCATCACTTGGCTTACCGTGTGGATTAAGATGCGGATTGTTTCCAATCCACTTATAAAAGCCACTCCAATCCAGCCAAGTTCCCTTGGTTTCTTTTTTGACTTCTGGACCGCTTCTACGCCAAAAGTCTCTATCAGCAATATGTCCAGCAGCGTTCCAAATCGTAGAAGCAGAACCACTCAAAAGATCCCAGGCATTATTTGAATGCGCTAAGGTCTTTAAATTTAATCTATGATTCATTCCCCATGAGCGTTCAGCAAGGGAGCGTTGATCATGGTACTTACTGGTCTTTAAATCATAGTATCCATTGTCATCATAAGCATACAGAAGCTTTTTACCTTTCAGCTTATGGTCGGACAGGGTGTAATAACCGGATTCATTATATTTTTCGGCTTGACTATCATACTTGCCGTTTGATTTGCTGCCTTTTTTGCCGTAAACCAAATACTTCGCAGCATGTCCATTAAAGGCTTTTACAAAACTTTTAGCGGCATCAGGTCCCATAGCTTGACCAAGTTGTGCACCAATCGTAGCACCTACCGTGCCACCGAGAACTCCACCAATTCCAGCACCGACAAGTCCACCGATACCAGCACCAGCACTTTGAATTCTTTGCGTTGCGGTTTTAGCAGTTGCAGCTTGATAAAAGTCGTTACCGATTTGAGCCGCATTAAATACAGCAGATACGCCAACAGCTAATTTTGCGCCCTTGGTCATGTTTTTAAAGCTGGTATTTGTTCCAGTTAACTGCCCCGTGGTTTTACCAATATATGCAACCTTAGGACTTATATCAGCAAGCTTCTTGTACTGTTCGTACAATCCACCCACAAATGAGACAGCTTTTGCAACTTTGACGGTTGCGTATCCTGCTAAGAATCCACCACCGACAAACTTCATCATCGTTTCATGCCGTGTAGCAAAACGAATCAGGCTTACAAGACCGTTTGCAAAGTCACCTACGACTTTACCAACGCCCTTCTGGAATTTTTCACCATCTTTTGATAGTAAGAACTTAGCAAGCGAGTTACTTGCTTCGTTAATTGCCGGCAAAACAGCGTTACCCAGCGTCATCTTAAAGGCATTCATAGCCTGTTGAGCGCTGGCGGCGCTACCTTGTGCGGTACCCATGTTCTTTTTGGCTAATTCAGCTACATACGTACCAGTCTTACCGGCTTTTTCTGTCCGCTTAGTTAAGCCTTCTACTTCTTTCGAATGTTTAGCTAAAATCATGGCACCGTTCATGCCAGTAGTTCCGAATATCGACTTAAAGAAGCCGTTTTGGTCGGAGCCACCTTTACTATGCTCTTCAATGTGCTTGTAAAGCACAGCCATATCTTGCGACAGCCCTTTCAGGTTGCCGTGTGCGTCCACCATTTCAGATTTTTTAATGCCAAGCTTGGTAAAGATAGAATTCTTAGAACCGATCTTGTTAACTTGGTTAGTTAATCCATTGATTGTGGCACGTAGGGCAGTACCAGCCTTGTCAGATTCCAAACCGTTGTTAGATAGAACACCTAGCGCTGACGCTGTTTCCGCCAAACTAATGTTGTTAGAGTGTGCCGCAGTACCAACGTACGACATAGCAACACCTAAGTCACTAAAACCTGTTGAAGTTGCATCAGCCGAGTAAGCCAACTCGTTAACAACGTTTTTGGTGTTTTTCAGCATCTTGCTGGTTGAGTCTGCACGCATACCGAATGCGTCAAGAACCTGTGAAGATACCGTAGTAACATCGCTGAATTTGTCACCAGATGCCACACTGGCTTGCAATTCGGTTTGGAGGGCTCCGATTGCTTGTTTGGTGGTATAACCACGCTTAACAAGGTCTTCATACCCTGCCGCGATTTCTTGCTGTGACTTGCCGTATTTAATGGACATGTCACGCCCTTGACGTTGCATTTCAGTAACCGACTTAGTTACTTCTTTTTGCTTTTCACCACCAAGAACAGCAAGGTTGTTAATTTCGCGGTACCTTTGCTGAATTGCCGCTGATTGCTTAGCGCCAGAAAAGGCAGCCGCACCAACGGCACCAATTCCAGCCGCCGCAACTGTTGCACCACCTCGGATGCTGTCCCACGCGCTGTGGAGCTTACTCTTCATCGTACTGGTGGCTTTGGTGACCTCATTAGCACCCTTTACCCAGCGGTTAAACCCGGTTGGATGGATTCGTTCCATCTCAGATTGAGCGGACTTAATTCCAGCTTTAAACTTGTTGATTTCAGCAACTGTTTGGTTAAGTTTTATTTGCTGACTTCTATAAGCATCACTAGCCTTGTCAGTAGAACTAGTGGTGCGGTTCAAGGCACTTTGCAAACGGCTCTGCTCGGCGCTTAATTTGCCGATCGCGCCCTGATATGCCTTGACCTTTTGTTGATTAGCCTCGTATGTTTTACCCTCAGATTCCAGACGTCTAACATATGACGCGGTTACCGTGTCAATATGGTTTATTTCTCTTGGAAAATTAGCGGACATGTGCAAGCTATTTGCACGTCTCTGCAATTCCCCGAACGCTGAGTTTAAAGCCTGTGTAGCCTTTTTAGCCTCATTCACTTGCGTAAAATTAGCTTTTAAGGACAGCGACATGCCTTCATGTGCATCAGTCATGTATTAACGCCCTTTCTTTTTGGCAAAATAAAAAAGCCATCAGTTTATTTTCTGATTGACTTCACCTCACTATTTCTTTCCATCACCCCAGACACCTAATCCGGTGGCGCTTGCTTGCATGTTAAAACGTTGTTTTTCTTCTCTCCGCACGATTTCCCAGTACATGTTTAACTGGTTCCTGTTTGCTTTCATGGTTAAATCAAGCGGAATACCGTGCATAGCCAACCTAATTGGGTCTTCCCAACGGTCAGCCGCTTCTTTTAGATGTTCCTTATTCCAAGTTGCCGTCGATTCCGTCGTTAAGAAAGGAAAGCACTTCACGGGCAACATCTACCCCACCCTTGTGAGTGTCCCAGAAATCAAGGCTCTTAATACGTGGTTGAACAAATACATCATTATCAACGGCGTTGCTTAATACGAGTGATAACTTAATATCGCCGTCACGGGTTGAATCATCTTCAATCATTGAAGCAATGGCAAAACCTGGGTATTGAAGCGTCAAAGTGTATTCTTGTGGAGTTCCAGCGTTAAGAGTGATGTCCTTAGTGATACCGCGTTGGTTAGGAACTGCACTGGTTTGAAGTTGCTTGTTTCTAGCAGCTAAAATATCAGCCATGCTAGTTGGCTTATCTTCTGCCTTTGGTGCTTCTGTTGCTTGTGCGTCAACATTTACAGTAGTTTCTAAGTTTTGGTTTTCAGTGTTAGTAGTGTTGTCCATAAATTTTTACCTCGCTTTAATTAAAGAACTGAATTTTCTACAACGTTTAAGACCTTAACAGTGATAGTTCTTTCACCGGCTTCATTAGCGGCACCACCGTCAGGCTTCTTTTGGATATAAGCATGCGCGCCCACATAGTGACGTGAGCCATCGCAAGCATCAACCGCATAACCACCAACACGGCGTTCATCGGCTAAGTCGTCAATGATCTTGTTGAATGGTGACATTTGATTGATGGTTAAAGTAAAGGTACCGCCAGTTTTGTTGTTAATACTTGCGGTACCTGTTCCTTGAGGGTCTTGTTGAACTGATAACAAATCGTTATCGTATGAAAAAGTGAAAAGGGTTGTTGCACCATAGCCATAAGCAGTCTTACCGTCAATAGTGAAGTAAACATTATTGGCGTCGTAGGTGCCCATCAACCCCGTTTGTGCGTTGTTATGAGCTGCCATCTAATAAGTCCTTTCTAGTTTAAAATCGTGTCTGATTGAACTTCACCGTGTACGGTAATGGTGTGAATTGCACCTGATACGTGGTAAGTGAAACTCAAACCACCGTAATGCCGGTCAGACAAGTCTTGTTGTGATTGTTCGCTACGTGGTGAAGTAGTTACGGTGTAATCACCCTTACCAGTGGTTTCATCGGTTAAGATGATTCCTTGGGCGTATGCTTGCTCCATAACTTGCGTAGCAACACCATTGATTCGAGTAATTCCAACTTGGTCATATGAGACCTTGCCATTTTCTTGCAAGAATTGCTCTAACTTGTTTTCCATGTTGGTGTTGACCCAGATAATGCCGTGAATAACGTCAATGTATTCACCAGACATAGTCCAGCCTTCTGACGTTTCACCAACGCCGCTAACTTCCACGTATGCGAATGCGTGAGCTCTGTGAATTGCGGACAATTCATTTGAGGTCAATACCTCGGGTGTTACACCCTTTAATTGCTTGAACTTCCAGGTCACAGAACCAACGGTCAAGGTAGCAATTGCACCCACAAGAGCACTGTCCATGTTTTCAGCGGTGTCATGCTTCAAACCGACGGTGTAGTTTTGACCGTAAATCTTGTCGAATTGAGTTACATCGTTGCTTTGAACTACTAAGATATGGTTCTTGTTAGCTTCAAAGATGTTTGATAAAGCAACTAAGTTGTCGTCAACGTCATTAGATGTGCGAACTGCAAAGGTCCAGTTAAAGTACCAGAAAGCCTTCAAAGCGTCGTATGCCTTTGATGGGTCATAGTCCAAAACTGCCACACGGTCGGAGTGGTTAGATTGTGCAAAGTAGGTTTGTGCCTTCTTATAAACTGCGGTGTCTTCACCGTAATCAACCGCAACCGCGTCAATGTTCTTGTATTCGCGGTAAATTGCGCCAGTTGCCTTGTCAGTCTTGCGTAATAGAATTCCGTTCATGCGGTCTTGTACGCTTAATTGATCTGGCAAGGTAGTTGCTGGCGTAGTTTGTGCGTTAGCATCGGTGCTCTTACCGTCTTTGCCATCTGATTGCGCTGGCGTTGGAGCCTTTGCAGTGACAGCATTTAGGATTAAAAGATTACCCAGCCCAACTACTGGACGTGGGTGTAAAACTGAAATAACCACGTTTACGTCGCTGACACGGTCATAAGGTGCAACGACAGTGGTTGTCTTAGCATCTGCCATTAAATTTCCTCCTTATTTTTGGACACATTAAAAGCGCCGTCGGTATCACTGCCGACAACGCTTGATGTGCCTTTAATTGATTCAATTGTGTAATCCTCGACATTAAAGTTGAGGTCTTTTTCTAAAAACTCAAAGCCACCAGTAACGGTGAAAGAGCAATCAAAACCAAAATCGTGATCATAATTAATGCCCTGTGAAGTGGTTCTATCGCCCGTGTTATCAATGCTCTGAGGCACTATGTACGCTTGCTTGAAAAACCTGCGATATGGCACTTCGTGGAGTGCTTCAAAAAGCTTTCTAGCAAGATTCATAGCTTGTACGCTCGAATTTGAGTGACAATCAATCTGCATAGTGCAGATATACTGTCTATGCTTGCCTAGCCAGTCGGCGTTAGGCTCTTGGTCCAAGTCAATCCATTTGAAAGTGAAAAACGGATAATCCTCCATTTCGTCAATGTTTGCATCTTCGACCAACTCGCATCCCGTGACCTGATTGACCAGCTTTCCCAGAATATATTGCACTAAGAAATGATCACTCAATACCGGTAAATTGCTATCCATTAGGGTGCTTGCCATCTCCCTTTAGTGCATAAATGACAACATCGGAATAGCCTTGAAAGTTGGAACTGCCCGTAATTCGGTACTTTTGACCTGGCTGAGACGGCACTTCTACGGTCGAGTTCGTGGGATAAAGCTTAGAGCTGATCCATAAAAGATCTGCCTGCGCCATCTCACCACCCGTATAAAATTGAGCCATGAAAGAATTTTGCGCATTGTTTGGAACAACCGGTTCATGTCGCTGTTCCGGTTGCACATCTGGCGCGTCATCGTCTTCAACTCTTACACCGCCCACGTAGTGAAAGTGAGCTTTTTTTGCTGGGCTGTCATATGGGTAAACCGTTAAATCTACTCCAAAACTGTCCAGCATATCCGCAAACGGAATGTAGAAACTCATAGCGTGCCCCCTGTCATTGGCAGTATTTTCCAAGTAATGCGTTTTTGAAGCTGTCCAGTGTCAACCAAGGGGTTATTAGCCCCACGCTTGTTATCGATGGTCAGCGGTGCGTTACCTGGCTTTGTCCAACGTCTCATTACTTCTCTCATATCACTTACGCCCATGCGTCCCAGCTTTTCAAGCAAGTCTTTACCAGTTTTGCCATCATACATAATCTCTTCAATACCTGCCTTGATGTATCGGCGGTATTTTTGACGGTAATCTATGCCGGTTTTTCTGATAAAGGCACGGGCTGGAATGTCTACTTTTTGCATCAGATAGAAATATGTGACCAATTTGCCGTCTTGATTGACAGCCGCAATGTGCTTTCCCTTAGGGATGAACAGCTGATACTTATTTCTAACGTCTTTTGCAGTAACGTTTTTCCCGAACTCTTTAATAGCTTGCCTTGACGGAATCCATAAGAAGCCACTCGAATTTTTAGGACGGATATGCGCCCCATATTCGTTGGCTCTCACGATTGTTAAAAGCAAGCTATTTTCATCACTAAAAAAGCCAATTACTACTTGGTGATGATTTAAGTAGTCCATTTCTTTCGTGATATGATCTAGCCTATTTTCGATTTCTTCAAAACTATCAGCCATCAGTGTTGCACAACCCCATATCTTGAAATACTACCGTTGCCGTAAAGGTTATACAGCCATAGATATAGCTGCCCCCATGGCGAGCGCTGGAATAGCTCTAACTTGCTAACGTCAGCATAAGTACGTTTCAACACTGAAACTTGTTCGCTGGTGACATTAGCCCCACCATCGCCCATAGCCTTGTTAATCGTGATTAAATGCAAGGCTAAGTATTGCGTAGCCATGTCACGAGCTTTGATAGTCTCACCATCGTTGTTCTTGGCAAGCTTTGGAAAACCATCAGCCATTGCTATTTGATAAGCATTAGTCAATAGCCCATTTAGTGCATCATCAGACAGTTTAGAAGTTAAATCTGGGCTTAATTGCTTCACAGCATTAAGCATGTCTTGTAAATCGTCCATAGGCTACCTCCGAACTAGGCTTTCTTTGGATCGTTGATACCGTGCAATTGTACAAATGCGTGTGGGTAGTACATTACAAGACCACCAAGACGTTCAGTGTAAGGAATTGTGGTACGTCCTGAGTGGTATTCTTGTTGCAATTGTTGTATTTGTTGAGCCACTGGAATTTGTACAATGTCCGCGTCATTCAAGAAGATATAACCCATATCTTGCTTGTTGCCGTTAGACCCAAAGTTTTGGTGTTCAAGTTCAGGAACCGCCTTAATGTCCTTGAACCATGGTCTAATCATTTGCAATACAGTCATTTGTGGATTGTATTGGTTGTAAGGCATATCAAGCTGGTCAATTGCGCTTTGTGGCAACGCTAAAATTGGTTGAGCGTTTGAATAGCCAGCTAAGTGTGTAATCTTGCTTTGGGCGTCTTTAAGCCAATTTCTAATCTTTAAGTTGTTGTCTGGGTCGTCAGCAAGTGCATCAAATGTAACCGGTGCGGTTGATTCTTGCACGCCCAACTTAGAAACTGGGTCAGTCAAGCCATTAATGTTAAGTGCTGGGTTTGAATTATGAAGCCCATTAAAAATAAGCTTGTTTTCGGCTTCTGCTAGCGCTCTACGGGCTCTTGTTGCCATTGGCGTTAAGATGTCCATGCCTACTTGTTGAGCTTCACCAAGTTGTTGACGTGAGTATCTAACCGCAATCGCAATATCGGTCAAGTTGGATGCTGATTCGGTTACATTCATGTCAACTACTGGAATATCGTCGGCACCGTCAACGTAATGTGCGGCTTGACCGGCGGTAGTCATTACCTTGTATGTGGTTTGCTTAGTCCATGCTGGAACGCTAAAAGTATGGAAAAGAGACATAGCTGTTAATTCTTGTTCCTTTGGGGTCTTAATAACGTTGTCAACATAGGTAAGCTGTTCACGCGTTAAATAGTCCTTATTCGCCATTATTTACCTCCGTTCTTGTTGTCTGTGCCAGTTGTTGAACCCGTTGATAGGGATGCTGGCTTTTGGTTAACTGCTGGTGTGCTAGGTTGGTCAACTTGTGGCGCGTTAGCATTTTGCAAACCTGAGCCTGTAACAGAAGTGTTAGAAAGCTGGATACGGGTTTGCATGCGTGCGGTACCGCCTTTATTGTCGGAACCTAAAAAGACGCCAACGACTGTGTCGTTAGCGCCTGCTGGCTTGAAATTGCCGTCCTTATCAACGGCTGCATTCTCGTTTTCATTTACATCTTCATTAATTGGTACTTGAATAGTTCCCTCACGAACTACGCCAAATAATTCACCGGTTTGCCACTTGTCAGCATCAATGTTTTCTTGTGTTAAGTAGTCAGCGTTTAAGTAAGT